GGAATTCCTTTATAATGATCTTTCATTTGCTGAGTCCTCTGAATTTCTATGTCTTGTTTGACATCGGCCAATTCAGTAAATTTAACTTGGCCCTCTTTTTGCTTCAATTGCGCCTCCCTCTGTTTGATGGTTCCTCTGGCAAAGCCATCATTTAAATTATATATTTCGCCGGCGTCCTGTTTATCCTGAGCCATGACAAAGACCTCGCCAGCGTTTCTAATCTTTTCATTGCCTATCATGCCATCCACTTGGTTGGCCTTCTTTTGTTTTTCATGTTTCTTGCGTTGATGTATAAACCATCCATCAAGACATATATCGTCTTCTATTAACTTGTCTGATGGAGCTTCTGGGCTTTCGTGGACATTATCATACATCTTAGCATACATGCAGAGTCTAGCTTGTTGTTTTGTTATTCTAGAGAATGGGGCGCCAAATATATCTGTGCCTTTACCTGAAGACCACATCCCTCTCCATGTCTCAGACCTAGCTACCTCTCTAAATGTTGTTTCTGATATTGTATTCTTTGCTTTGAAATTAGCGGCATCTGTGATGCTAGATTCTGACCAGTCATAAAGCTCATCATCTCTATATGTCGTCTTACTTATAAGCCAGTAATTACGAGCAAGCTCTGCGCATCCAGAACAAGTAACATGATCTAGTGAGCTTCTTTTAAGAGATACTTCTCGCCACTTATTCTCAAGATTATATATTTGTATTTTTAGATTGCGAAGTATCTTCTTCTTAACAAAGTTTTGAAAAGCTTCAACTTTTTTCCCCTCTATTTCTTCCTGTAGTCTTTCAGCCTCTCTATCGTCATGCGGAGACCAGTAATCATTTTCTAGCAGTATTGGAATTATTTCTTCCTCGACATATACACCTTTCCAATAACACTCGTTGTAGACATCATCATATATCTCATGTGACTCATAAATAATCTCAGGCGTAGGTTCGTGTATATATAAAACAAGGCCGTCTCGCACCTTATAGCGCAAGCGACCTTGTATTATTCTATATAAGTTTTTTTCGATATCTATTGACATCTTGCCTTCCTAAAATCCACCTAAGCGCTTGCCGTCTTTTTCCTATTTTATTATATACAGACGACTGTCGCGCGACACTAACGAATTAGCTACCGCTAGTATAGTAAGCACCACCACCATCAACTTTCAAGTCATTGAAAGTAGAGTAGGAGTAAGTACAAGTAGCGTTTCCACCACCAGTGTCACCACCAGAGTAAGAAACAGAGCTTAGCTTGTTCTTAGTACCAAGATTAATAACATGACCACCATCATCTTTAATAATGATTGTTCGGTCACTTAAGTTTTCGGCAGTACCAGAAACATTAACCAAGTCACCACTAACAGCGGTTACTTCAAATTCAGCAGTAACTTCGATTGGGTAACCAGCATATCTGTGATAAGGCCCAAATGAACCCAGTTCTAAGATACTTTCACGACCAAAGTCTGCACTAATCGAGATACTACTGATATGATACCCTTTACTCTTATCGGTGCTAGTAGTTCCCATTGGGTTGCTAATTTCCGCAGGAATTGTAGAGTTTTTGATATCAACCTTCTGGCGTCTAACAAGACCACTACCATTGGTAGAAGAGCCGTTACTAGCGCCTGTTGAAGCGTCAGAACCATCTAGCCCAGTAGCTGGACTTGCGCCATAACTAGCGTCTGGATTAGGAACAACTCCAGCAAGGTTGTCTGACCAGAATTTATCATTACCGACAAGCGTTACAGATTCTGTAGCAGCTCCGTCAGTAGGATAACTGTAAGAAACAGAACTAATGTACATACCTGAGCACATAACAACAGCTCCAACGGCGGTGCTGTCTGTTGAGCTAACAGTGTCTGCATAAACACCGAGATAAATATCTGATCTATTTTTACCTGCGGCAACCATATTGGTTTTAATTGAGTCACCACAAGCTTGACCATAAAGAAGTGGCTTACCATCAAGTGACTTTTCTAGGGTAACTTCGATGTCGGCAACTTCTTCTGAGTTTTCGTAGATTTCAATCTGACCCAACTCAAAAGCTTGGTCTAGCGTGAAGTTACTGGTAATACCGACAGATTGCACACCCTGCATAAAGCGTCCAGCGGAAGCTGGGGCTGCTGGAGTGTGGCCTGTTTTACCAATAAAAACAGCTTGGCAAGCATAGAATATTCTATTATTAGCCATAATAATCTCCTATTTGATTAACATGTATACGTATACTATCCACCTCTGGCTTGGTTAATAGTATATACACAAAAAAAGAAAAAAAGCGCTTATATTCCTTCACTTTCGGTGGAGCAACGAACTGTTCCTATGTATAGATTGGGCGATATTTGTGTAATTCCTTGCCCTCTAGTGTTGTGTATAAAGCACTGAGATTTATATCTAAAGTTATATGAAGGGTCAGAAGGGTTTGGCGCTTCATCTACTAGCTGACGATATAATCCGCTAGGAAGAGCGTTTTCGTTCAGTTCTCCTCTGTAGTTAAATGGATATACTCCAGATATGGCAACTTTATTTGTATCGAAAAGCCATATGCTCCTATCGTTTTGGTAGGCTATTTGGTCTATGAGGTTATTGCACTCCCAGTGATTTTCCGCCACGACATAGAACAATACATCATTATACAGGTACTGTCCACCCCCTAATTGTCTTCCTTTAAAACCAACGGCAGGAACGACCTCTACCGCAACTGTTGGAAGTTGAACTCTCGTTTGACCGAGTTGAGCCCAGTCACCAGAACCAAATTGTGTGAATGTAGAATTGTCTGCGCGGAAAGACCCCTGTTGTATTTCTCTAAACCAAGGCACACCTTCTGCGGGAATAACACTAACCCATTTGTGGGCGTAATCTAGTTTGACTTCTGTATTAGTGGATATAGCACTATCAAATACAACTCTTCCGTCCGGGTAATTTATATGATAAGGCTGTTCAACATTTCCTGTGGCTCTAAATGTGCCTCCAACAAATACGCCAGATATTCTGATTGGCTGTTCTGAATTAGCTACGCCAGTTTCCCAAACCCAATTACTTCTATAGCCCTCCCATACCTGACCATCAGTATAATTAGGATCATCAACAGCTCTTAGCTTATGTAAGTCTCCGCCATATAAGCCAGACTGAGGAATCTCTATATTGTAAAAAGCTCCAGCATCTGTGAAGCCCCAGTCATAAAAAGTTATGAAGTTTTCAAGGAGCTGATTAGAAAGCGTAGCATCTTGCGTGTTTTCGATACCTCGTAGCGACTTATATTGTTCATCGGGCATTATGATAGACTCCTTATAATAGCTTTCTCTATCTGTCCAGCCCTTGGTGTTAAGGCTCTGGTTATAAAGTTATCGGTAGCAGTACCCGAAAATGAACTATCAACCTTAAACGGTCTTCGTTTAACTGTCATGCTAGCCATGCCGCTTCTACCCTTCGGTCCATAATCAACACCAAAGTCGGCTATAATGATAGAGTCGCCAGATGTTAATAGCCATTGAAGCCAAGGTATTGAGCCTCCTTTTTCTAGCTCTGTGTTCCCAAGACCCAAAAGATTAACAAAGCTGTCGGGCTGTATTCCAATTGTAACCCCTCCGCTAATACTGTTGCCTCTTAGAGAAAATTTTTGAGTCGTGAAAGTAATTGACTCCGCAATAGAGGTAACGATTGGAGTGGTAACATCTTTACCGGCTGGTATACCAAAGTCAGCTCTAAGAGTGCCTCCGTTTAAAGATGATATCTCTGGAGAAGACTCTAGCGCGCTTCTGATTATTACCTTTATTGGTTCTTTGGCTTTCAAAATAGATTTCAAAAAGCCTTTATTGGCCTCATCTACTATAGCTCTTAGCATCTTTTTTTCGATATGCGCTACTGAGTCGATTAGCTTGAGAGATATAGACATTAGCCATTCCTTTCCCAAAACGTCACAGCATACTTTTCTGGGTTTTGCTTAAAACCTTGAGGGTAAGCAACGCTAGCCCTAGTAAATTTCATGGTATGATAATTTGATATATTGCCATACGATTTTGGAATAAGGTACTTTGCATTGTCTAACTTCGGAAGATGTGTCATTTTAGATATAACCTGTATCGCACCTTCAGCTAAATTAACAGCAAAGCCGATGTCTCTCCATTGTCTTGGCTCCCAATAGATTCTCACATCTATATCTTCTTCTGTTTCTGAAGCCTTGTATCCAGCGCCTGCGCAATACGGACAGGGCATACCTCGACTAAACGGATATGGGCCGCCGGGTTTATATACACTTACAGAACGAGTCCGTGTACCCATTGTATCTAAAAAACAATTTGGACAAGACTCTTTCTTTTCTGGATATACTAACGTGACGGTGCGCTCAAAAAGCTCCACCGCCTCATTATATACATTAAAAACACCTGTTGGTATTACTATGGGCATGATACTAAACAGTCACAAAAAATACTTTCGATGAGGTTCCGCTAGCGGCCCTCACGTAAATTGTAGATGGGTCGATAACTGGAATAACTACACTCTCTCCAGCGGACAATGGAAATCCGTCTGTAGCATCTGCTGCATCGGTCGTAACTGTAGAAATTCCTACATATACTTTAACCGAATTCGTCGAATCTGCCACAATCTGAACGCCCCTAGACGCATGGGTTGAGGTGGTTGTAAGCTGCAAGGCGGTTGTCCCAATGCTGCTCTTTCTACCAGTTGCAAAACTTGATACTCCTGCCATATTTAAGCTCCTTATGTGCTATAATTCATGTAGTCATCTAGTCTGTGATTAAGACTATCATACATAACGTCTATACTTTGGTCTATAAGTGAAGAGGATATTGGCGGAGACAAAGTATGATTTGAGCTAACTTTGTTTGCCGCTGTCAATCCTTTAGCGCCAGCAATACTGACGATACCAGCACCACCGTTTGGTTGGTCATCACTATTTCTTACTTTCTGTGCTACGTCTACAGCCATTTTAAATCTCCTTTATTAATGATCAAATGCGGACCCTGAGCGTCCGTAGTTGTATTGGAATGAGCGATTAACAACAGCACTACCCGGACTGTATGGGCCAAGGATAGCTTGACCATGTAGACTGTTAGTTGTTTTATATGTATTAAGCAGATCTTCGTACTTGTTGCACAAGTCTTGATATAAAGTATTTAGTGTTGCGGATACACCTCTAAGGTCTATCATCGAAGGTCCATCTCTAAGGTTCAATGAATTTGCTGCTTCGGTCTTGACTTCACTACCTACAATAATACAAGCTGCCTGATAAGCAGTAAGAACTGTGAAGTCGGTATCTTTATTATCAACAGGGTCTGGTGATATGTCTTTCGCTGCGATGTCTACTGTATATGTATAACTAAAATCGGCTTGGTCATATACCTTGTATGCGGCAACTGCTATAATTTGCTCTAGTCTAGAATCTGCATATTTAGACCCATCAAGGTCACCTATGAGGGTTCTGACAAAGAGAACTAAATCTGTAGTCCACGCCATTTTATTTTTCCTTTATACTAAGTTGTTACATATACCTATACACAAAATTACACTGTTGAAAACGATCCTAAACCCTGAGCCCCAAAGAAAAACAGGTTTAACCTACTACTGTATTTGCCATTTCCTGATGCAGAGGTTGGGGCTAAGTTATACTGATCTGCGCCTAGATCCCAAGCTGTTCCAGCTGCATCTCTATCTCCTCCGTCTATATCTAAATTTACATTAGTTGGAGTAGTACCTAAGTCAACACCAGCCCCTATAAGGTCTGTGCCTGTCTTTAGATGTAAATCAGGATCACTTGTTGATGTGTCTACAAATGCGTCGGCATAAGCTTCCGCAGTTACATTTGTTACGTTACTTATTGCGCCAACAGCTCCCCAATAATCAGCTGTCGCACCGGCAATTATTGGATTTGCAGAAAACAAATGATATCTATAAGCCAAGATGTTTTTACCAGTCGCTCCGCTGGTTCTAAATGTTTGATAAAATAATCGAGCTGTGCCCTCTTCGTCGTCATCAACTGGCAGATAATAGTATGTGCAATTAAATATATTGGTGATTACAGAAGCTTCCGTGTCATGAACCCGCATACTTCCGTTAGTGCCTGAAGTACAGTTAAAGACAAAGTTGTTCATAAATGTCATGGCGGATCTATTTCTCATGACCCGCACAGTACCACCTGATGTTCCTGTTGATCTAATATTGTGAATAATAGAATTCCTGAGAACAACTCCAGTGAGACTAGTAGTACAGAAAAATCCATATATACCCGTGCCGTTGCCGTTTAATTCTAAAAAGGATACATCTACATTTGGCTCTTGTACACTAATTATATATGAGCTGGTAGAAGAAGGCTTGACTACAACTCCAGATCCTGCAGTTCCATCATGCTTTTGCCCATCCGCAGCGGTGAGCTGTATATTTGTCGGAATAGCGGAGGCGTCACTAATAGTTACATTTTCAGTAAATACACTATCGGCATAACATACGCCTTGAGCTGTATCTCCAGAACTATAAACTGAACCATTGGAAAGGTCTGCTTCCCAAGCTGTTATAGTACTATAATCTCTACCTGTTGTTCCTATGGATTTTGCAACTGTTGCCATCTAACAATATTCCTATGATAAGTTTTTGTATACTGTAAAATTATGAACATCGCTGTGGTAAGTGGTACTAGCAAATACTACCTTACCTTGAATTTTCCATGTGCCTGCAGTGTCAATATCATTTGATACTGTAACATACTTGGCTTTACCGTCAGTTCCATCGGTAACTAAAGCTCCAGTCTTTTGTGAAGCATTGTCATCGGGACCCTGTAGTATAATATATATATTATTTGCGGAGCTGATATCTACAACAGATCCATCATCTTTAAAGGTTAATTGGAGAGTAGTTCCAATATCACCTACATGTATTTCATTACTAGCCATATCTAACCCTCGAAAGTAGCAAATGTTTCTATACTAGCGTCTACAGTCTTATTTGTATCTACAGAGGCGACCAATTCCATGCCTGTGTTTATGGAGGCGATTTCCTCAAAGTCTGTGTTTATACTACAAATAAAGCTATCAGACGTATTAATATACACAATAAATTCTTCGGTTATTAGTAATTGGTTTATTTCTGCTGTAGCATCAAGTGTAGCTGATGCGGTTAACGAAGCAGCTCCTTGTATATCAAACCCGCCTAATGCCGACAAAGAAGCTGAAGCTGTTAACGAGGCAGCAGCGAGCTTGGACACTTTACCCGACGCAGAACATACTCCACTAGCAGAAAGTGATGCTGATGCAAACCTGTCTACTTTTGCGGTTTGAGATGTGGAAGCGCTAGCAGATAGTGATGCAGCGGCAAATCTCTTAACGCTGCCTGATGCCGAAACAGAGCCAGAGGCTGTAAGCGATGCTGACGCAAAGTTTTTAGCATTAGCTGAGGCTGATAGCGTAGCTGATGCCGAAAGTGAGGCTGAAGCATTTCTTTTTACAAATCCAGTGGCGGCTAAAGAGCCGCTGCATGATGCCGCTGCTGAAGCAAATCTTGTGACTTTAGCTTCTGAGGACACGGCGCCAGTTGCAGATAAACTAGCTGCTCCAGATATTGTCTGTGCTGGTAACGTTCCCTCTGCGGTTAGTGTGGCGCTCGCGGTTAATGTTGCGGCAGCAGTTATTACATTCCCACTAGAAGAGAAGGGCGCTGACGAAAATGGAGTTCCTGAAAAACTCATATGCCTTCTCCTTTATGTTGTGGGTTGTTAACTAATGTATATACACAATAATAAGATTATATACTTACTATTCCTTCTGTCACTTTATCAAAAGTTAATATGTCAATGTGCTCTCTTTCGCTCATTTCTTTTCTACAGTCGCATTCTTTGTTCGGGTTTCTTAAGTCATCTACAGAGTTGCCAAGTGATGCAGTTAAATCCCAGTAGGGTACAAACCACCTTCTTTTTGCTACAAAAACTGGGTCGTAATCTTCTGGTATTTCTTCAGGAGGACTTTCAAGAGCGATTTCTTGTCGAGTATGAACAGTGTCTCCCGAAAGCTCAACCCTAGTAAATGAGTCACCAACATAACTCCTGCCAGAAGTATTTATGGCCGCAAAATATCTCTTTTCAATGTCTGAAAACGGAAAACTAGTGTGTTCAGACTTTAAGTGATCACTGTATGTTTCTATGTCATTCCAGACTGCATTAGTATCTATAACACTTCTGCTCTTCCCATACCAGTAGGCAAATCCATTAGCACCTCTAAAAATTAAATGATTTTTATTCTTTAGTCTTCTTGTTATGTACTGGTAAGGATCAATTCTTTCGCCATCTTCGTTCGCTGTTTTGCCGAGAATACTCTCCTCTCCAGTTATAAGATTGGTTCTTTTTACATAGTTTGAATTAATTCTCTCAAACTTGTATGTCTTGGTTTTTTCAAGAAAGTTTATGAGCAGAGGATCAGGAGTTCTAGAGCCGTTGGTTTCAAGACCAAAATTTCTTACGTGACACTTCTGCTGTGCGTGATGACAATATATTTCATCCAAAGTAAAAGCCTGAATGATATCACCATCTTTGTAAGAGCTGGCTACTGGGCCATCATTTATTTTTACTATAACTTCCATAAGGCTCTCCTAATCCATGAATAGAAAAAATGCGGGACTTCCTGTGGTAGCTGCTGTACTCTTTTGGTGAGCTCCAATATCCCAAGTAACTCCAGTGGCATCTCTGTCAACGCCGTTTATATCTATATTGACACCGCCAGTTGTTCCTAAATCTGTCCCAGCCTCTAGGCACACGGAGGAAGTGTCCAAATGTAAATCTTCTGATCCTGCTGATGTAGATACAAAATCTATTTGACCAAGAGTTTTACCTATCAATGCCGTTGAGTCATTTTTACTAACATCAAAATCCTCAGCATCCTTTGCCGCATCGGTAGTATCATCTGAAAGGTTGGTAGCAGAGTTTAATACTCTGTTCGAGTTTGGAACCTCATCCATCCAATAAGCGGCGGCTATATCGCCCTCAGTTAAGCCTGCAACTATATTATTTTTTATATTTGCAACAACATGAGTTCCATCTCCAAATCTCATCCCAACAGCGTCTTTACTTCCTCCTTGGGATGTTAGCTTATATATCGTATTATTATAGATGTAAAGATTGCCTTTATATGATCTTATATTTATCGCTACTACACTATCATTGCTAGTCTCTATTAGGCTGTAAATAATATTATTGAGAAAATACCAATTGTTTGAAGTAGCCAAAGACAATCCGCTAGCGATGCACGATGGGCCAGCACTGCCGGGATTGCCACCCTTGTCGTGCATTAGCATATTTCTTATGGTACAATCTCCTGCTCCTGTAGCAATGTTTATAAACTTATTAGTATTTGTAGAGTCTAAGCTGTCCGCGCTGATATCTAGCCATTCAATAGTAAAATCATCTATTGCTATTTTGATAATACCTACGCCGTGACCAGAACCAGATGTGGGTTTTAGTAAGGCTCCACTTTCTGCCGTGCCGTCATGCCTATCGTCAGAATTAACAGTTAATTTTACAGAAGACAAACTTTGCTTGTTATCAAATGTTACAGTTGCGTCTGTGAAGGTAGAGTCTGAATGTAGCTCACCAACAACATCGTCGCTACTTCCCCAATAAGAAGGGCTTGAGTCATCAACCATAGCCTCAAACAAAGTAATTGTAGAAAAAGCTCTTTTGAATACAGCATCTTGCTGATCACCATATTCATCTGTAATACTAGTGGGTGAAGCAGCGCCACTTCCTCCAGAACAATATTTCAGAGTATAGTCACTTCCAGATATGCCAGTTAAAAGATAAATAAATGTTGTTCCGGTGTTGGCAGAATCATCCATAGTGACAATATCTCCTACGGCGGCATTAGACCCCGGACTAGATCCAAACGCTACTGTATATGGATTACTACCGCTAGCTGAACTTGGCGTAACGGTAGCTATACTTTGATTTGATCCAACACTTACTGTAGTTGTTGCCATGTGTCACCCTTATGAACTCTTAATATCTTCACCAACTATAAATCCATCAAACGCAGATGAGGCAGTTGTGCATATAAATCCAATCATATCTACGCCACTTGCTGTGGTTCCGGGGACTGTTCCTCCGGGCCATATGACTGTATCTGTAAAGGCAAGAGAATGATCTCCTCCCCATGCAAATCTAATTAATATTTTTTGACCCACTACGGCGTTTTGTATATCTAAACCTGTTATATTTCCGCTTGTTGCAACAGTGAAATAATTACCCAAAGCGGCATTAATAACAACACTACCAGACTGACTAGTAAGTGCAGTTGTGTTTCCTACAACACCGACGTTAGTTACAATTCTTTCGCCATTGTCTGTGGTTGTAAACTTCATGTAAGAGTTGCTAGCCTCAGTAATATCTAAAGCGGTAGCAACGTTATCTTTAAGGGTAATCTTAGCAGTTCCGTTATTTGCCCCAGATACGTCAATGTTCAAGCCGTTTGCAGCATCTGCCACACTAATGCTGTCACAATCTATGTCTCCAACATTTGTTATATTTCCATCGGATACATCAAGAGATCCACAGGCAATACTACTACTACCATTATCAATGTTTCCAAACCCAGAAGTAATAGAACCAGAGTCCAAAGCTCCAGTGGTAACAATGCTAGAGCTACCTGCAATAACTGAATAGATAGACCCTATCGCTGTACCGCCTATTGTGATTGCATCTGCTTCTAGGGTTCCGTCGAAGTCTCCATCTACAGCATCAATGTTACCTTTGAAGATCGTAGCTGTTATCGTGCCACTAGATGGATTGTAATGAAAATCTCCATCAGACTCTAGACCAACGTTACCAGTGGCGCTAGCATCTTCAATGAATGGTATAAGATTATTCTCATCTGTGCTTTCGTTATCCGCAACTGCGACATGATTAGCGTTTGTTGCCGTAACTGCATTGGTAGCGTTAGTTACCGTTACGCCTGCAATAACTGTGTTTAATGCTGTTCCACCAACCGTAATTGCGTCGGCTTCTAAGGTTCCATCAAAATCTCCATCTACGGCATCTATATTACCTTTGAAAATTGTGGCCGTAACTGTACCAGTACTTGGGTTGTAATGGAAATCCCCATCAGATTCTAGGCCAACATTGCCTGTTGCGCTGGCGTCTTCAATAAAGGTTATAAGGTTATTTTCGTCGGTGCTCTCATTATCCGCGACTGCAACGTGCGCGGCATTAGTGGCGTTGGTAACGGTTACTCCAGCAATGACCGTGTTCAGGGCGGTTCCCCCTACGGTAATAGCATCAGCCTCTAGTGTCCCGTCGAAATCTCCATCTACCGCGTCAATATTACCTTTAAATATAGTAGCCGTGACCGTGCCAGTAGAGGGGTTATAATGAAAGTCGCCATCTGACTCTAGTCCTACATTACCCGTAGCACTAGCGTCTTCTATGAATGTTATCAGGTTGTTTTCATCTGTGCTTTCATTATCAGCAACAGAAACATGGGTGGCATTAACTGCATTGGTTGAATTGGTAACAGTGACTCCAGCGATATGTGTATCTAGTGCAGTTCCGCCTATTGTAATTGCATCGGCTTCTAAAGTCCCGTCAAAGTCTCCATCTACTGCGTCTATATTACCCTTAAATATAGTGGCTGTAACTGTACCGCTAGAAGGGTTGTAATGAAAGTCTCCGTCAGATTCTAGTCCAACATTCCCCGTAGCGCCAGCATCTTCTATAAACGTTATAAGATTGTTTTCATCAGTACTCTCGTTGTCAGCCACAGATACATGGGCTGCGTTAGTAGCATTAGTAACTGTGACCCCTGCGATAACTGTATTAAGAGCAGTGCCCCCTACTGTGATTGCGTCAGCTTCTAAAGTGCCGTCAAAATCGCCATCTACAGCATCTATATTGCCTTTAAAAATAGTAGCCGTCACTGTCCCGCTTGATGGATTATAGTGGAAATCGCCGTCAGATTCTAAACCCACATTTCCTGTAGCGCTAGCATCCTCAATGAAGGTTATGAGATTGTTTTCGTCCGTACTCTCGTTATCAGCTACAAAGACATGAGTAGCGTTAACAGCAGTTGTAGCATTTGTAACCGTAACTCCAGCTATAACTGTATTTAAGGCGGTTCCTCCTATTGTAATAGCGTCTGCTTCAAGTGTTCCATCGAAATCGCCGTCTACCGCATCTATATTTCCTTTGAATATGGTAGCAGTAATTGTACCGCTAGAAGGATTATAGTGAAAGTCTCCATCGGATTCTAAGCCTACATTACCTGTGGCACTGGCGTCCTCAATAAATGGGATTAAATTGTTTTCATCTGTACTTTCATTGTCTGCAACAGCCACATGGTTAGCGTTTGTGGCGGTAACTGCGTTAGTAGCGTTGGCGACGGTCACTCCAGCGATGACTGTATTTAATGCAGTCCCACCAACAGTAATTGCGTCAGCCTCAAGTGTTCCATCAAAGTCACCGTCTACAGCGTCTACATTCCCCTTGAATATCGTTGCCGTAACAGTTCCAGTAGATGGATTGTAGTGAAAATCACCGTCTGATTCTAATCCTACGTTGCCTGTAGCGCTCGCATCTTCGATAAATGTTATGAGGTTATTCTCGTCAGTGCTCTCGTTATCTGCAACAGCTACATGGTTGGCATTTGTAGCGGTGACAGCATTGGTGGCGTTGGTGGCGTTAGTTACGGTGACTCCCGCTATGACTGTGTTAAGAGCTGTTCCGCCCACAGTAATAGCATCTGCTTCGAGCGTCCCATCAAAATCGCCGTCAACTGCATCTATGTTGCCTTTGAATATTGTCGCTGTAACAGTCCCCGTAGACGGGTTGTAGTGAAAATCGCCATCCGATTCCAGACCCACGTTTCCTGTCGCGCTCGCGTCTTCGATAAATGTTATAAGATTATTCTCGTCGGTACTCTCATTGTCTGCAACGGCTACATGATTGGCATTTGTGGCAGTAACCGCGTTAGTTGCATTAGTGACAGTCACTCCGGCAATGACAGTATTAAGAGCTGTCCCACCTATGGTAATAGCATCCGCCTCAAGAGTGCCATCAAAGTCTCCGTCCACAGCATCTATGTTACCCTTAAATATTGTCGCTGTGACAGTTCCGGTCGATGGGTTATAATGGAAGTCGCCATCCGATTCCAATCCTACATTTCCTGTAGCACTGGCATCTTCTATGAAAGTTATAAGGTTGTTCTCATCAGTACTTTCGTTATCTGCGACAGCTACGTGAGTAGCATTGGTGGCGTTTGTAGCAGTATCAGCATTGCCTGTCACATTTCCAGTAACATTCGCCGTAATGCTACTAGGTAAACCAACAGTGATCGTTCCCGAAGCTTCGGCTACTTCTACTTCATTGGAAGTTCCACGAAACTGTATATCTTGACCGAGGCTAATTTCAGTAGTGCTAGACCCATCGCTAACACCTATGCTAGAAGAAGCAAGTTTTGTTATACCTATACCTGCACTACCACTTATGTCAGCATTGACAATGCTATGAGATAAAACGCCGCTAGCATCTAAATGTACAGATTTGCCTGCAGGATAAACGCAATAGATGGTGTGTGTCCCACCACTAAATGTTTGTCTGGTGGTATCTGTGAAACTAGCTTGAGTTGCAAGAATTGTAGTTCTAGTAAGAGTTGTGGAGTCTGCACTGAGTGTGCCCAAGCCAACTTCCCACTTTGTGCCATCTGCATCTTCTAAAGCATAGTACGTTGTGTTGCTGTCAAAGGTTGCATCTGCATCGAAGGCTACATAGCCAGACACTGCGCCAGTAAGTGACATGTCGCCACTTGTTCCGGTGCAAGTCTCTTTTACTCTATCTTTAAGTACTAAAGCCATTGCCTCTGCTCCTTATAAAAAATTAAGCAAAGGTAATGTCTAAATCACCTGCTGAAATAACAAATTGATCGCCGTTCTCTACAAACTTAGTAGCTGATAGCTGTCCATACAAAAGAACGTTTCCACCAGAGGATGCGTCTGCAACAAACAGTCCTGATACATGACCCCATTCATTTGATGCGGCAGCAAAAGTTACTGCCTGTTCATTATCGGTGAGGCCATTAGTAGAGCCTGCACTCCAATATGCATCGCCTTTAATGCCAGATGATCTAGCGTAAGAGCCGCCAGAAAGTTCGTGAGTTAGCGTGCCAGCCTCTAGGTGGGCTGCATCATACTTTCCTACTAGACCAACGTAAATGTTACTCGGAGCAGAAAAAGATGTGCTCCTCAAGATGTGGTCTATAAGTTTATTTTCTAAATAATTTGACATAGCAGTCATATCAAAATACTCCTATTAATTATAATGTTATAACACCAGCCGTCGCCGGTATTGATTTTATAGTACTATTATCCCCGCCTCAACCTTGTCTACATTTATATCATCTACAAATAGCCTATCGTCAAGAGCAGTTCTTCCGTCAACTTCTTTGGTTTCATTTCTAACATCATCAACATTAACTCCGGTTATATCCCAATATGGAACCTGCCATCGCCTCTTCGCTACCAAGACATCATCTCCTGTGATCACAGTATCCTGACGTTCAATCACAGTGTTCCCTGAAAGTTCTTGAATAACTCCTCCACCATTCCCTCTGCAGTTCATGGTATAAAAGTGTCTTTTTTCTAGCGGTGTAAATTTCCAAGATATATTATCTTGCTTAAGATTATCAGACCCTGCTTCAATTTCATTCCACAGAGGATTAAGGTCTATTGGTCGAGAGCCACTGTACCAAACTTCTGAGTCTACTGAGCCAAAAATCTTATGTCTATTACTTCTTAATCTTCTAGCTAAGTACTCTTCCACCCATATAGATTCTCCGTCTGGGTTTGGAGAGTTGCTTATGATGCTCTCTTCTGATGTCAGGAGGTTTGTTCTCCTTGCTGAGTTTGTATTTATTCTCTCAATCTTATAAAGGCTGGAAGCTTCCATATACTTCATTAACAATGTATCATTATATCTTAACCCGGATACTGGGTCTAAATTGAAATTATCTACGCTACAAATAGATTGAGCGTTAGCTAATAATATTCTATCATTAGAAAACGCCTGAACAATGTCGCCATCTTTATATGATTTATCACCATCTGCGCTGTTTATTTTTATCAATAGCTCCATAGTATATGCTCCTTTTGGTTATTACGGACTTACCCTTATATACACAAAAATAATAAAAAAACCGCCCTATTATCTCTAACAGGACGGTTCTTATCAAACTTGAGCGTACAAGTATTAGAAGGAGCCAGCGAGAACTCTTCTATTGTCTAGTACACCAAAGCCAATTTCGGCCCAGCCGTAGTAACCTTGACGCTGATGTCTGTGAAGAGCTTCGTCTTCATAAACTTCAACTTCTTTCTTGACTGGCATTACGAAGCTGTCGCTAGAGGCTTGATCCAAGCCAATAACAAGTTCAACGTCGCCAGTAGCGATAGAACCACCAAGATCACTAGTAAAGTAATTCTGGTATTCTTGATTATCGCCCAACTCAAACAAGTCGTGCAGGTTAACTCCGAAGATTCTTGTCATTGGAGCTGCTCCGTCAGCTGCCACGTAAATTTCACGACGTGAAACTTCGTCAAGCTGATCGACACCCCAGTTGCGGATATCTTCGACGGCTTCTGGAGACAAGTATACGTCAGTCAATCGACCATTAGCGGTAACACTGTTACCACCGCCGTTACGACGCATAACTGTCTTCAACAGAGATACAAGACGCTTTGTAAACTGACCAGCAGCGGCGTCTGCATCATAGACCAAAATGTTTCTATCAACAGCAGCGGCTAGCAGGGTGTGCCATCCGTCGTCATTGATTTTCTTAACAAATGATGCTTCCAGAACTTGCATTGCGCGAGCAATAACGTTCCAGTTAGCTTCACGGGCATACTTCAGCAAGAAGTCAATCGAACTGGTAATTCCGTAAGTGTTAACCATGACGTAATCGCCTTCGACGCTACGTTCTGGAATACGACCGTGACCCGGATTAGTGTAAGCAATATGCTCACTTTCTGTTCCCGGTGCAAGAAGGTCGAGTGGAAATTCAGGTGTAGCACCCGGTTCAAGTGGCATAGCTTCATAAATGGAAGTTACAACATCACCGAATAAGACACCTTTACGCAATGGTGTTTCCAAAGCCTTAGCGATTTCACGCTGGGCTTCGATAGCCACTGCTTTATCTGAACTACCGGATTGCTTTAGCAATGCGATGAATTCATCAGAAGGACGTTCTTTCATATTCATTATTTATTCTCCTTTATGAGCTATTATTAGTTTTGTCCACCGACAACACCGGTTGCTGGGATATATGCCGATGCGCCCGGTAGATTAACTTCAACCTTAGCATAGCCATCTTCGTCTACGTTAGACAAAAATCTACCAACAACATGAGTGTGTCCGTTATCGGAAACGATGTCTGACTGGGCGATATTACCACTATGAGCAATAAATGCAGGTTTACCAGCTAAGCTAGTTGTAGAACCTTCAATGTTGTCAGTTACGACATATCCTTTGCGAAGGATTGTAACTTTACCACCCTTCTGTACTTCGTCTTTGTGTTGGTTAATGTGTTGACGAGTCAAGTCAAGGTTGACCATATCGTTCAACAAAATACCCAATGGTACTACACCAGAGCCGTTGGCTGCATAAGTAGCCAAGGCAGCGCCTTGATCCATAGCAGCGCCACTACCACCAGTGCTAATTGAAACTACACCACCTCTAGTAGCTACTTCATTCATGAAGAAGCTAATGTCAGTCTGCAGTTCATTTCTATCTGATTTAAGAGCCATTATATATTTCTCCTTGTTAAATTACTTAAGGTTCGCAGTTGATTTTAGAAGAGAACCAAACCACTCGCTTGCGGTAGAACGAAGTTCTTCAGAAGAATCTTCATCGTCAATAGCTTCTGCCATTGCAATGTCTTCATCTTCTACAGCTTCTTCTAACCCCTCTGCTTGGGCTTCAGCTTCTGCTTCGTCCACTTCTTCTTCAAGAGGTTCCACTTCAGCTTTCTTCTTCATCATGGCTGGAGCTTCTTCTTCATCTTCTTTTTTATCCTTCTTTGCAAAAGGATTTTCTTTGTCATCTTTCTTTTCCGCCTTCTTCTTTGTCATTGCAGCAACAACAAAATCGAAAGTTTCTTCATCAAGATTTTCAAATTTAGCAATAGCCTCATCCAGTTCTTCACCTTCAAGACCTGCTTCAGTTAAAGCGGCAACTCTCTTTTCAAGTGCGGCAGCTTTTTCGATTTCAGCAACCTGAGCGATTGCTTCTTCTTTAGCAGCTTCAGAAGCTGCTAGAGCTTCCTCAAGTTCTTTAACTCTTGCTAGAGCTTCTTCTACCTGAGCTTGGACTTCGGCAATAGCCTGATCCTTAGCAGAAATAGTTTCTTCAAACTTCTGCAATTGACTTTCAATCGCTTCTGTTTTCTGAGCTTCCATTTCCTGCTTCATAGTTTCGTTGTTGGTTCGAGCTTCAGCTAGTTCAGCTTTGACTTCCTCCAACTGTTTCTGTAAAACATCGGACATTTTAGTCTCCTTTATTGATGAAACAGCAACTAGTTCACTATCATTTTCACTAAAACTTTTACTGTCATTTAAAATGACACTTCGAGGATTAGCAGGTTTAGAAACCAAGCCCTTGCCAGAGAAAGATATATTTCTTAATAATCTACCCACTGTATAACCCTCATACCTCCCTGTTCCTCCGTAAGCGCGAAGATGCTTTGACAAAAACGCCGAAGCTTCCTCCCTTCTTACAATTTTGCTCGCACCCGTTTCATCTCTCAGTGCGTAATCAAAATTTGGGAACAGACATTCCATAGATACATACCATCTATTTCCTTCCTCAATCTCTTCTATTATATTATTCATTCTTTCTCGCAGCTCTGGATCGCTCCAAGACTTATATAGAACACCTTGTGTAATTATATTGAAGTCTTTTGGTTCGCCAGCCTCTGCAAAAGAAAGATCGCCATCTAAATTGTTTCCTTCAAAGTCAACAACGTAGTTGGCGGTTATGTGACCAATTATATCTTTTTCATTATGCATATAATTGAATTGTTTGTCTTCTGGAGTGGAACGTGCTTCCCACATTTCTTCTGCGTTGAAAACATCGTCGTTTTTATTCCACCCGGTACTAACTAAAACGGAGCTTAGGTAGTATAAGTCTATCTGTTCTTTATTTTCAGCCTGAGTATCTTCTAGACCTAAAAAATTAAGGGCTAACGCACGGTCTTCTTCGTATTTACCGGCGGCAGTACTCAGTGTATTGGCCTCAGAAATAACAGGTGAACAATACGCAATCGTGGTATTGTTTTCAATCAATTCCTGAAGGCCATCTTTTATTTCTTGTGCATATGCTTTCATATAAAGTCTCCTTACATGATAATACACAAAAAAAGATTTTTATGATTATTTTTGCCTAAAAACTAGGACAATGATGCAAATGTAGAAGCATAGATATATCTCATTTCATCAATGCTCGGTTTTCTTTCTTGAGTTTCGGAAAACTTATTCACCGCGCTATCAACTTCAAGACTAAAAGATTCTGATGGTCTTGTGTTAGAATCAACGATTCTTTTGATTACATCAGCATCTATTTCCATAAATGGTTTTATGCCCGTAAGTATGCATAATTTTAGATGTTCTAGCTGATCAAACTCGGATTTGGTTAGACTTCTAGCGTTTTTCTTGTCAAAGTGAGCTAAAGCCATTGGCGTAACTAACTCTGATATTTTTTTCTGCGCTTCGTAGGCCCAAAGGGTTGCGGCTACATTATCGCTACTTCTTGGAAGAACCCTCTTCTGCTTTCGTTTTTGTTGGTCTCTAGCGTTAAATGGTCTACCACCCTCTGGACTTTCAGGTTGCTCATTATCGTTTTCTTGTGGTGGACCAAGCTCGATACGTTCCTCTTGAGGGTCTTTTGTCTCAACTATTTCTTCTTCTGAGGGAGGTAAGCCAAGACTTTCTAGATACATATCCTTATCCAGCACATCTTTGGTTAGAGCAAGTTTAGCCATATCCTGTTTGTGTTGAGGATTGTGGAAAGGTCCTGCTTTCTTAGGGGCTCCCGCATCGTTTGTTCTAGTTCTTTCTTCTCTTCTCACTCTAATCTTCTCAATCGTAGGTAGCTCCCTAAATCTTTCAAGCAACGTTTCGTGAGATATAATATCTCTATCAGCAAGTTGTACAAGAAGTTGTTTTTGCGCAGCTTCATCAGAAAGTATAATAGAATCAAAATGAATCTCTGCTGGGAATCTAAAGCCCATAGCCTTTTGTACTAACTTAATCTCATTCATCCAGAAGTCTTTAAGTTTTTCTCTACCGTACTCTAGTCTTTCAACTAAAGTTTTGAGGCTAACATAGTTATTGCTATAACCACCGCCAGAAGCAGCTCCTGTTAATGTTGGAGGAATACCAAGTCCGGCATATATGCTAGTTAGTACTGGCTGGTATTTCTCTGCACCTAAAAACTTGTATACTTGCGTACTGCTTTCTTTGAAGTCAATTTCAGGACCCCATACTAAGTCCATAGTACCGCCGCCGACATTGCTGGCGAGGATATCTCTTAACTTGTTAATAGCGGCTTTGGTAGGAATAATCTTATGGTCTAAGTCACCAATTCTCCAGAGTCTCACGTTTGATATAGCCCCATCTAAAGCAGCTAAGTCTGCTAGTTTCATTTTTTCGAGCATTACAATGTCATCTAGAATGGCATATATCATAGGATTTGACCAAACGTTCCAGTCATCCTTTTTGTAGTGATACATCATAAACTTATCTTTATCTAGAGGGATTTCTCTTTCACCTTGAGAAAATCTCTTTATTAAGTAGTTTGGTAAATCACGTCCTTTGCCATTTACGTCTCCATTCATCATTAGTGAATTGACTGTGTTCTTTGAGACCTTAAGTACATATTCGATATCACCAGTAAACATAGCAACATCTTTATTCTTGATACCAACAGCAAGAGGATTTAAAAAATCATATCGCCAAGGGATCTCTCTTTTTGTTACCGGGATATCTTGTATTTTCATATCTGGAGCAGCTGTGCTTCTTTTAAGCTCCGCTTCTTTTTTCTTGTTTATCTTTGCTGTTCTTCTGCGGATAGGAACATTACCGCATCTATAGAGATAATTCAAGAATCTTTCTGATCGGTCTAAACCACCAACCTGTTCAAACCATTTACGGTAAAATTTTTCGATTGTTTTATTAGGGTGAACTAAAGTAATCCCCTGTGTAGCAAAGTCACCCATAAGATCAATAACATTTCTAATGATGCCGACTTTTTCATAAGCCTGCATGCACATCTTGACTATTTTCTTTTGTTGTGACGGAATACTTTCGCCCGGACGAAATGCATTGTAGTCCCTGCGGTTAAAACCGGGTCTTACAGACCTTTGGGTTTCTATATCTATAAACGTTCTATTATCATAGGCATATGATTTCTGTATCCCGTCATACGCATTAACATTGTCAGCAGACAGCTCGTAAGCCTTACTTCTCTCTGCATCATCACCCCAAGTTAAGTATAGATCTTCTGACATTTATATTGTTCCTTTGGCAATAGTATTGATAATGGTATTGTAAATTACTATACACAGTATTAGTAAATATCGCCCATATTTTCTGTAAACCAAGATGGACCATGATACATCGGCCCATTATCCTTATCATTTTGTTCTCCAGACTTTCTAGCAAAGCCGCCATAGTGATCATATGTCCTTACTGTTCTTTCTACATCAAGCTGTCTTGCACTCATGTTGGCCATAATTAAAGAGGAGTAGCGGTCTTTCCTGAGTCTGCTTTTTCTTCCTGCTGCTATTTTTACTTCTGGTGTATCCCATCTTTCTCTACCAGTTCCTGTTTGTGTCATAATAATCATAGAAAGTTCATTCTTTAGTTCTTCTATTTCCATAACACAGTCTTCTAGTGTATCGTATATTCTGCCTTCAATATTGTCTTCTTCTGCAGATAGTCCGAGACTAACAGAATCGAAATCTGGAAATAATACCAGCTTATCTTCAAAGTCTTTTCTAAGGCCGTGATTCGCCTCTGCAAGCCAATCATATTTTGCGAATTGGCACATTTTCAATATATGTAAACCGGGCTCGTCATCTGTGTCCTTGGGTTTGTCATAATCTATAACCGGCCATATTTTTTGTTCGCCTTCTCTTACCTTGTCTTTGTCATGTAAGGCTTCCATGACAGCGATACCACCACCTTGGGCGTCAAGCGCAATCTCCATACATGGAAATACTCTCATTAAGTTCCTGATTTTTCTAGCGCAATAAGAATAAAAATCATCTTCATCTACGAGGTGCGCTTTTAATTGATCTCTGTGTTGGCTTCTATTTGTAGTCCATACGTGAACAACCCTTCTGTGGGTTCCATTAAGTTCTAACACAACTATACTAAAATTGTCAACTTCAGATGCCGGGTCAACTCCAAAAATATATTTTTTGCTAGGATCACCTTTTAGCATGGACTCAAATTGTATGGGCTCTCCGTTTATTGTGATATTGTTGGACTCGGACGCAATGCAGTTTTCTATTAATGACCTCTTAAAAAATCCTTGACTGTCAGTGGTAAAACAAGCTCCGTATTCCATCTGAAAGATACCAGAATGTACAGTTGCTCTGGCTCTAGCTATCTGGCCGTCATCCATAAAACCGTCTGGAAGTGTTGTAACAGGCATACGTATAACAGAATACTCTTGCCAAGCAAAATCTTCCGGCACATCGTCGCCAAAAACCTCTCTTAGTTTTTGCCTATCGCCTTTGCTGTTTACAATAGATTTATATCTCTTCCAATATTCTGCAAAATGATTAAAGTCATAGTATGCTGTACCGGATAATATAATTTGGTTTGACTTTTCTGTTAGCGGGTCTATGTTGGTTTTCTTTATTAAATCAACACCAAGCTCCTCTGCTTTTTTCTTTTCAGCTCTATCCTTTACTTTTTCTATAGGCGAAGCAGATACCGCAGCAAAACCAGCGACAACATTTTCAAATATCTCACGAGGAATAGATGCAAATTCGTCAGCGATAATATCATTAGCGCGTTGACCACGAATCTTACTGCCGTCACCAAGAGGCAGGCATGTTATAGTGCTATCTCCAATATGCATTACACATCTATCGACATCTCTTCTTGGTCCACTTCTAGAGCCACACAGGTCCCTCAGAATCGGCGCGTTCTTCCATATAGTGTCCATGTACTCAAAAAGCACTTTTGACTGCCTAAACGCCGCACCGACAACGATAATCTTTCTTCTTGGCATAAACAAAGCTCGTAGCAATGGGTACACTGACAAGATGAATGATTTACCCATACCACGACTACCGATCAACATGGGAAACTTTTTATGCCACATCTCTTGAAGCAGTAAAGACTGGAATGGAGATATCTCGATATTTAAGATATACTTACAAACAAACGAAAAGTATTCTGGGCGCATCATAAGCCAAGCTATACGCTCAAGCATTTTGTCTGGATCATCATCATGGAAGAGAAAATCCATAGGGTTGAACAAATCGCCATCTTTTACATCTATGCCAAGCCAAGCGTCCTGTATTACCCTGTCTAGGTTTTTGCTTATATCTGCCACTACTTAAGCCTTTCCAATATTTTTTCTACAGAGCTGTAATTGCCTTTGCCAAACACACCATCTGCGAAACCATACTCTACGGCTTTATCTCCTTCCAGAATCCAATCTTCTTTTACATTTAGTCTTCTTTTTAGAATGGCTTTAATTTCTACCGCTTTTCTTCCCTTGAAGGCGGCTCCTTTTTTGCATGCGTTCACATATATATCATACATCAGTTCCTTTGACCGTTTAAGGGCCTCAGCGTTCGATATAAACTGCTTTGTTGTGCCGCTGGTCTCACAAGACCCTTCGTGTATCAACCACTCTGTGTGGGGGTGTGTGACCCTCACGCCTTTACCTATAACTGCCTGTGGTATGATACTACCCATAGAAGAAGCTGTGCCATAGCATATAAACAAAAATTTACACTTGCTAGCTTTGATTGCATCGTATATTGCAAATCCTGCGTTTTGATCTCCGCCAATATTATATTGGTGAACAATAACAGGGTTACTGTTTAAAGATTCAAGCATTAGCAGGTTCTTAATAAATTCTACAGCGTGCTTAGCTCCTAAGCCGTCATCTCCAGACTCAAGAAATATTTCTCTTGTCTGTGACAGTAGTCCGTAGTCATGCCAATTAGATAAGGCCGAATATATTTGTGTTCTATTAGGTTTGTTCATGGAACATCGTGTTTAACCTCTTGAATATGCTTTCTGTAACTTTCTGTGCGTTCTTTGCGTTATCACAGAACAATATATGGATTCCATACCAAGTTTGGTACTCCATGAGTGCCTTCAGTATATACTTGCCTGTTATCTTTCTGTTGGCTATTTCTCTTTTGCAAAAGTCGGGCTTGTTGTGCCACATGTATTCAGAAAATATGGAACGTGGATAATTTATCACATCGCTCATAGAAAACTCGCAAATTATATATTTGAATGGGTACTCCTGTATGCGCTGCATCTCGGCGTTAAATCTCTTCTTTTCTTTGCCTACATTGTTAGCGATCTCTTCTACGCTTTTTTTTCTTTCGATACATACAGCGTCTTCAAATCCCTCAAGAGTATAATCACCAGTCTTTAATGTTCCGGGTTTCATTCCGTCACAAGCATCACCGCTATGGAAGATCCAGCCCTTCTGTTCTCTAGTGTCTTTTATGACAACAAACTTAGGAGTTTTTTTCTTAGCCATCTATCAACCCCAATAAATAACCCTCGTAATGGACTTCATTCCCTGTTACTTCTTTATGACATTCATAACACAGGGTTATGCCATTACCTACATCAAACCTCAAAGAAGAAGCGCTAGCCCACTTTCTAATATGGTGGACATACATCTTTCTCTTTTTTCCACTAGTCTTGCACATCTTGCAGCAGAACTTATCCCGCTTCAAAACATCCGTCCGAAACTTCTTGTAAGCCGGATCGTCGTAATTCCTCATCTATATCTGCCTCCGTCATTAATTCTGCTAATCTTCTGAATTTGATTTCTGGCTCCCATCCGAGTTTTCTTCTTGCTTTGGACGGGTCACCAAGTAGGTAATCAACTTCAGCGGGTCTAAAGAATTCAGGGTCAATGTACACGTACTGGTTCCAATCACCAAGACCAGCGTGCTCAAAAGCGTATTCCAAAAATTCCTCAACACTGTATGTTTCTCCAGTAGCGATGACATAATCGTCTGGTTCCCCTTGTTGCAGCATGAGCCACATTCCTCGGACGTAATCTTTTGCATGACCCCAGTCTCTCCTTGCTTGTAAGTTCCCAAGCCCTAGCTTAGGAAATATGGGTGTTTTAATCATATCTAAATACATTCTTTCTCTAGGCATCATAATATGATCTCCTGCAAATTCAAACCTACAGGGCGGCATGAATATGGCAGCATTTTGTTTTTCCCAAGTCAAAAATCTTCCGATCCACTTAGTTATTTTACGAGTGACGAAATTTTCACCTCTTCGCTCGCTCTCATGATTAAATAAAATACCACTAGAGGCATGTATACCATAACTATCTCTATAGTTTCTAACTAGATGGTGTGCCGCTAGCTTAGCGATGGCATATGGAGACTGAGGCATAAAAGCAGTATCTTCATCTTGATACTTATGTATAGCTGTCGTTTCGCATGTAACTAAAGAGTCTCCTACGGAAGACTCAACAGGCCGTTCACTAAAGTTTTTGCCAAACATTTCACTAGATGAGGCTTGGTAAAATCTAATCTCACTAGCTCTTGGTGAAACCCTAATCGCTTCCAGTATGTTTAGACATCCACCAGCCGTAACATCCCAAGTTAATGTAGGCTGCTTAAAAGAAGTACCTACATGAGATTGAGCTGCCAAGTTATACACTTCGTCAGGTTTATACTTATTAATAATATCAGAGACACAAAATCCATCTGTGATATCTCCCTCAACAAGAGTAAAATCAATATTTTTCATGTTTTGATCTAAACGCTCAGTCGTGTCAACACTACTGCGTCTAGCAACACCAATCACTTTATAATCCTTTGAGAGTAGCAAGTCAGTTAAGTAAGAACCGTCCTGACCTGTAACTCCAAAAACTACTGCAGTTTTCATTTAATCTCCTTTAACTGTGTCTGAAGATAGAAAGGGTTGATCTACTTGTCCGTCTTCATATTTTATGTACTCTGATAAACGCTCTTTCTCTGCCTGTGTAGCTAAGCGCATCTTTTCCATGTCTATACCTATCTGTGTTCTAAAAGTAGGATCTGATGCTATCTTTTTCACCAGCGATGCAAACGTTAGCTTAGAGTCCTCGATAGCTTTAATTCGCTGCTCACGAGTACCCTTTAGATCCTTTAACATTGTTGCCTTTCGTGCCTGAAGATCCTTGTAATCCTTAGATAGCGTCTCTTGCGCCGCCCTAAGCATTGCTATTTGACGTTCCAATGACGAGATGTAGTCGCGATCTTGATCTTCTTTATCCCTTTGTTTCTCAACAAGTATGATTGCCTGAAAGCCATCAATTTGATTCATGTTCTCTTGTTGACCCGTTAAGATGCGGTTCATTAGAATTTCGAGCTTGATAGTATCGACGATTTGAATTTCTTCTGTATGAAACACATCGTCCTTGAACTGAGCCCACATTTTTTTGAAGTGGAACTGAAACATCTCCAGTTCTGACTCTGAGAACTGCTTTTCTAGTTCTTTCCAGTAGGGCTTCCGTTTGAGTTCTTGATGAGCCTCTACTTCCTTTTTCTGACGGGCTGAAAACCCAACATTCTCTGCGATCCACTTAGTGATCGAAGAAACATCCCGATCTAGCTGATCCGCTATCGCTTGTGGAGAAAGAGCCTCGCAATTCTGCTCGATGAATTGAACCTCTTCTACCGAAAACCTTCCACGCTTCATTAGGTTTCTACTATCCCCCTAATTATTGATTCTATTTCCAGCTTCCTATTTTTAGAGATAGAAACACCGGCACACATCCTTAGATAATCTGCTCTCATATCCGCCGGGATTCTTCTCTTTATTAAGTCCAACATTTCAATATCGGATATTTTAGATAAGAAATCCTTACCTTCGTGTGCGACACTGAAATTTTCTAGGTTTGCTGGCTCTAATAAGTTTTTCTTTCTGTTCTGTACTTTCTCCGCTTTACCTTCATCTTGACGAAAATAGTTATCGCGCTTAAAATTCTTAAGCCTATTTGCTATATGTACAAACAAGAAATTTTCGAGAGGCTTTCTCTCGTCATATCTGTCTAGAGCTTCCATGCCTATAATAAAGGCTTCTTGTTTTATATCGTCAATAGTGTAGAAAGCGAACGTGTACTTCCCAGAAAGTTTTTCTGCAACCCTAGTAATCGTGTCAACAACTTCTTGTTCTGACATGTTACTAGGTATTCGCATTAGTTTTGGGGGCCTCTATGTCTTACAGGAGCCTCATTTGCTTCAGGCTGAGGTTCAGGAGCAGCTTCTTCTGCTACTACTTCCTCTTCTACCTCTTCTACCTCTTCTTCAACGGTCAACTCTTCAATAACCGCCGCCGCTTCTTCCACAGCCGGGTCTTCAATCTCAAGTTCTTCCGCTACAGCTTCTTCAAGTTCGCCCGAAGCCTTCGCTGTGAACTCAGATTGGACCTTCTTTGGGTTTTCTTTATCGTAGGACATAATATCTCCATTGTTATGAAATGTAAATTTACCTATACTATAGTATACAATTATAAAAAACTATACACAAAAAAAGACTAAATTTAAAAAAGATATCATGAAACACTTGTGGCAATTTGTTTCCGGGGGCCGATAGAATAATGGCAGAAAAGAATTATGGGCGATTTTGGATGGTGTGTATAACATGGAAAGTGATATGTCTGTCTGGAGTATAATATATATTAGTAATGGAAACAACATTAATTCTAAATATGGATTATAGTATACTGACTAAGCTAAGTTGGCAAAAAGGTATCACTCTCATGCTCAAAGGGGCGATTACACCAATAGAATTCCATGAGAGAAGGATATTGGGCGCTAATGGTGAGTATTATCCCCTTCCGAAGGTAGGGATGGTCAAAAAGTTTATCTCATTCAAGTATACGGCGACTCCAACAAGAAGAAACATATTTTTGCGCGATAATTACACATGTCAATACTGTGGAGTTAAAAATCCTGACAAGTTAACCATAGATCATGTCCTTCCAAAGTGGCAAGGAGGAAAAGACTCATGGGAGAACCTTGTGTGCGCCTGTTTCAAGTGCAACTCTAAGAAAGGTGGGCGGACTCCAAGCGAGGCGAGTATGCCGCTATTGAATCAACCTATAAAAGATGGTGGGCGAAGATACTATAACGATTGGGGGCTGTCTGAGAAGATTAAGTAAGACATTGAATGTTTGTGTCTGACTTTTTGTTTACACCACCACGGCTTTTTCAATTACAGACAGTGTTGATGCTTCTGAACAAATAACACCCCCGCACCCTTCCCCCCACGAGGGGGGAGAAAGAATATTGGGTTTTTTTGGGTTTTTGCTCATGTACGACTTG